AAGTCGAATACCTAGCAGGCGCATCGATCCCTTTCTCAATTGACACAACGAGTTGTGTATAACTGAGAGCTCTTCATCTCCTTTTGCTGCTACCACTACTGGGGTTGTCTGCACGAAGTTGACCTTTGGTATTTTTGGTGCTTCCGTCTTCTGGTCGTAATCCTTAGCCTGCGCTTCCACGCATTCTGCTGAATTTCGAATCAAGCGATATACCTTATAGGCCAACATCACTGCTCCCACCGCAATCATGATATTACTAAAAATAAATGACATGTCCTTTAGCATTCCGTTAACAAATGGGTAGAACTTTGCTGCTCGCGTCTTCCCTCCATCTTTCCAATAGAAGAACGAGTTGCAAAATGCCACCGTGTCCTTTGTGTGTAAACTCATAAGGTGGTTGAGCCCAGCCGTCATGTTCTCTACTCCTTCGACTTGAACATAAGTGCCGGACACCAAAAACCTTATAAGGTCCTTTTCAATTTTGTAGTACGAGACTGAGGGTCTCTGTACTGCGTCACAACTCCAAGAACGTTTAAAATCCTCCAGTGTCACTGACCACTCGGCGCGAGAGCCAAGCTGATGAGATGGATAGCCCACCCGTTGTCCACTAATTTCAATACAATTATTCCAGTTAAATTTCGATTGCTCACAAACAACTGGAAGAATTATCTTGAAACCACTTGGCGCCCAAGAGTTCAACTTTCGCAAGTCAAGCCACTCAAGCTTGTGGAACAATGGGAAAGCCAGACCATGTCTCATCGTGACACTACTCAAATCCAAAACTAACTCGATGTTACCTCTAACGTTTTCAAAATAGGCCAATTCTAAGATTTCCTTCTTATGGCAGCATACTGGCATTATTTCAGACCAGTATGCATATCCTTCCGGTAGTCCTTTGCCTTGGACCCACTTTAGTGATCCTATGGTAGCTTGCCTCGCATAATCAAGTGGCGTATACTGTCGTCCCGCGCGTGGGATTCTAGCATTATCACTTCTCTCTAGCATAGCAATACCACCAAAGGGATTAGGAATAGCTACTCCTTCAAGTGGTTCCTCGACTGCCTTACATACCTTCCGCTTCTGCTGTCTAACGGGATCACAATCCTCACAGTAGGAAATCTCAAACACTTTTCTTGAACCACTTGAGGTTGATGCCTTCATAACAGCCTGGCCCGTACAGTCACAGTCCGGGTCCAAACGATATTCCAAGGTTACAGCCCCAAGCGACGCCGTCTCATCAAACGTTGACCTCTTCTCATAGTCCATAGTCGTTGCCAAGTTCTTCACTGCTTTGTCAGATCCGTGTGCCTCCGCTACTCTCTCTTGCGCAAGTCTATCCAACTCCTCCTTCAGGGTTCTAACCTCCTCACGAAACTCTACACCTGTAGGTGCTGAGCGCCGCAATTTTGAATAGATACCCCGTCGCTGAATGCACGCATTCACTTCACGCTGTCGATGTTCAACTGCTCTCTTCGTGACTTCCGCAATGAACTCATCATAACCTATCCAATCTTCTTCCGCTGGTTCGGCTGTTGATAAACTAGTTGCATGAAAAGCAAACTGAACATGGAAGTAGGGTCCTTTTGTTGTAAAATCCTCGCTTGGTATATTACTGGGGTAATATACTGTTTGTCCTTTGTATTTGTCTACTAAGCTAATAGCCGGTATCCTTTTGGCGTACTCATCAATGATACTTGGGTTAATCCGCATCTTTACTAACGCATGTCTGCGCCTATAGAAAAGTGCTGAATCCTCCATGCCCATATTCTGAACCTCTGGGAATGGCTTATTACTCGAGACATATACAGCCCAAGCATCTGCTATTTTCCTCTTGTCTTCCAAAGCAGCGAACGGTGGGTTAAATGGTGTTGGTTCTATCAGCGAGGATAGCTCTGACACCTGCTTCCTATACGTCTCTCCAGTCGTAATTTTCGCAAAGTCTTGCCACGATATTAACTTTTGTCCTGTGTAACCATTCCAAAATTCAACATCGGGCGATCGTGTATAGATAGGGTTCGCGGTATTTATACCAAGAGCACTACCTATTTCCGTTAAAACATTGTCACAAACATGCGACTTTCCACAGCCTGAGTGTCCATACACCCAGAGGCAGAAAGGCACAGGTTTCGACTTTTGCATTGTACCTTGTTGTCCCAAAAGGTCTATCGCTTTTTGTAATCTCGTTCTATAAATGCTATACTGATTAGGTGGTCTAATCCGTGAAGCAATAAATAGGCGATCAAACTCAAACGCTTCATCCTGTAGGGACATCAAGGTCTCTGCAAATTCCGGGTCGTTTAAAATTATATCATAATTATATACTTCAGCGAGCACGTGAACGCGCTCACACCAGACCAACAGATCGGCTGTTAGTCCGCCTTTATCAACCTTTCCAAAAATCTTCGATCTTACCCAACCACAAATGTCATTGATACATTTAAAGTGGGCGTCAAGAAACTTCTTAACGGCAAAACCGTTTCTAAAGAAGTCCTTAACATTGGATAAGAAAGGCTTCATGAAACCTTCTTTTTCTACATTCATGGTTCCCAGGCCAAGTGCTCCTAACACGCCAGTGATAATAAGGGAGGTGTACTCCCTCTCCATCTCATCAGTGTCGTCACCCTTGGCAAAGGTCCCTAACCGATCTACTAAGTCATTGACTATATAACGTCCAAGCCCCATCTTTGATAACAGGGCTGCGACGTTAAGCAACGTCATACCTACCGATTTTGAATTGTAGATGTTTAAGATGTAGGCAACATACTCAATACCATTAGACACAAGGTCCCCCGTGTCCAATGATCCAAGTTTGCCGCCAACACCTCCAACGAAGGTTTCGACTTTTTCTCGTGTCCTTTTTATCTGCTCATTTAGTTCCTCAACAGCCGCGCTCATTCGGTTTAACCCGTTAGCAACAATGCTGAGTTCCTTAATGGTTTCAATCAACTCACTAATTCTAGTCATGCCAGGAATCGACCCAACATGTTTCTTAATACTACGTAATTCTTGGATAAACTTGACGATACGTTCACCAGACCAACCAAGGGCCCGCTTACAATAGTCGCCAAGTTTTTCAAAGAATGAGATTCTTATCCTCCCCCCCTCCAGCCCTTCTCTGTCCTCATCAGTCAAGATATCATCTGGAGGGGGCTGTGTGCCAGTCGGTTTCGATTGAGTGGGCCCAGGGTTCGACTCGATGTCACCATCTTGAGTCAAGTCCCTCTGCCCACCACCAATGATGTTTTGCCGTAATAAACCACCACGTGTTGGAGTGACTCCCGAAATTGCTTGTCTAGGTGTATAAGTACCTAACATTTTCGGGAATCCCTGAAACACGTAGAGGTTGCCTCCGTCTCCATAAGCTCTAAAACACCGCAAACGAATTGCAGTGTTAGCTCCACTAGGGACGGGTGTAAAGTCCAGTTGGTAGTTGAAATCACCTTTTGCAAATCTAAATCCGTCGTGCAGAAGCGTTAGCATGTCCGGGGTGTAAGTGTCGGATCGGGTTGAGGCCGATCCAGCTGTCACATCCCAGACAACCCTAAACGCTCCCAAGGTTGTCGTGTATGATGATAAATATTCGATGTATACTACTACCCTACCATTACTATAAGGTGCCATGGTGTTCGCTCTCCCAGAGGATGGGTTTATTGAATTACTAATCATGCTAGCATAATTAGTCCATGGAACTCGTATAGAAATGGTATTGTTCGTTGCTAGGTTTATACGCTCACGCGCCAAAACCAAAGATTTATTTAATATTGTTGAGTCAACCGTTGTATCTGTAAACTGTACATTCTGTATTGGCGCCGCATCAAATGCAGGCACTGGTACATGAAACACAGTAACGTTTACATATACATCGGGAAATCCTCGCCCAGCTACAACAGCAGGCGAGACAATATCAAACCAATCATGATAACGTTTCACTACATCTCTACAATCATAACTCTCGTTCAATTGTGCTGCCCACACCGGCATAATCCTCCTTAGAGGAAGATTCACTGTGTGCGGTTCTCGTCGTTCGTCGCCCATAGCGGTAACTATGGGGGCCTTTGTTGTCGTTGCCGTTGTTAGGGAGCGGAATTTACCACCAGCTGGTAAAACCAGGTGGAAATTATCCGCCCCACGCAATTCTACTAACACATCAATCGTTGGTGCTGCAGTTTGCATGACCCTAAGTTGGTTCTCTACGAAAATAGAGACATAACCATAAGCCATGCATCGTGCATTACCTGTTGAGAGTGGGGGTAAACTAAATAATCCATTATCTCCTTGCAACGTTTCAAATAGTGGTGCATACGGTGTGGGTACTTGATATGGGATCCTGAAAGTGTAAACTGACTGATCCTGCACATCAAGCAACACATTGTAATATGCACCAATATTATCAAACGTTGGTATAACGTCGGGTGAATAGACGATAAAGACTCTACCAGAGTGAAATTTTGACACGGCAAAAGTTAGCCGCATCTCCAAATCACCATGATAGCCTCCATACTGTCCAGCCAACGCTGCTGTTGGTGTCAAATAAAATTCGGGTTGTAATGCTAATCCTCTTGTGAATGACCTCAGTGGTGTTACATCAAATGAGTACAAAGGAGTACCCGAAGCCGCATCACTCGACCACTGAAAATAATCACTTAATCCAAAAACGCTTGTTATAAATCGGTTATTAAATTGATCGTCCACCGGGACAAATCCAGGTGGGTGCGAGACACTGTTCTCTGCTTGTAGTTGTAACAACTTGACATTGTTAGTTCCAGTTGCAAGAGACAGGCTCGTGTTCTGTTGTAAATAGAAATTTGTTGGTTCAATGATATTCTGTGGGCGATCCATATCCTTTTTAGGGAATAATGGTCGTAACAGACTCTCAACGCCCCCAATTACTTTTCCGGCAGCACTTCCAATACTGCCAATACCATTCGCTACACCAGTTACTCCATTCGCAATTGATCCTATACTGCTACCGGCACCGGCAACAGTCTTTCCAATTGTGGCTACGGTACCTAGTAAACCAGATAAGAAAGGACCGGGATTCGACTCTACATCTCCATCTTGTGTCAAATCCGGGGTCCAACCTTGCGCGGTGACAATCTGCTCCGTTGTTCGTTGTCCATAAAATTCGCAATTTGGAAATCGAATCATAATCGTTACATCGACTACTTGCGGTCCATCCGCTCCAGTTCGTAACTGGAGCAAAGGGGCCACAAATAGTGTGACGAAATACTGTGGAACATCAAATGCATTGTTTAATATGCAACCAACTGGGAAGTGTCTAATATAGGGGATAATCATATCACCTGAATTAGACGCCCCAGCCGATATCCGCATATGTGGCATTGCAACGATGTTCGCAGCATGATCTACTCGATTTCCTATAGCTGTCCCTTCTGAAGCCTCATACATGGCACCTAGGATAAGGTAACCACTTTGTCCAGGTTGTGAATTTACTTGCACTTTCAATTCAATATCTGACTTGTAAAACGCATGCTGCCGCCAAGGCAGAGCATTTGGTGAATTTATAAAGTTCTGAATTGCCTCAATCGGCAAATCAAAACGTTGTATAATCTCACCTTGCGCTTGACTAGTCGTCCACTGAAACTGGAAGGCTTTCGTCCATCTTTCAGTCAAATCTGGGTAGACGTGGGGTCCATCAGTTATCCAAGGCATCATCGAAAACTCCTCAGTCGCTACGTAAGCGGTAGAGGCGTCTGTCGATTCAGCCAGCGTTGTATTCTCGTGTGT